AGCCGCAGCGCTGGGGTGCGACGTCGTTCGAGTTGGACGGCCGCTACCTTGCGGGCGCGATCTCCTCCATCGAAGAGACGCCCTATGACGGCCCGGTGTACAACCTGGAGGTCGAGGAAGACCACTCGTACGTCACGACTGGTGGCGCGGTTCACAACTGTATCTGGCACCGGATCGATTCGATCCGGTCGCTGGAGTGGTCGCTGATCGCGGCGAAGCATTTCGCGGGTGACGTGACCGAGCACATCCCCGCCGGGATGGCGGCCCTGAAGAAGCCGGACCGGCAGACCCCGTTCTCGTCGTGGCTCTCGGCATACCTGTACGACATCCTCGCGTACGACGCCGGGTGCCTGTCGCGGATGCGGAACCGGGCCGGGCGGGCGATCGGGCTGAGGGTCGTGGACGGCACCTGCTACTCCGACGACACCGAAGTCCTCACCCGCGACGGCTGGAAGCTCTTCGCGGATGTAGACATCACCACCGACCGGTTCGCGACCCGCAACCAGAAGACGAAGGCGTTCGAGTGGCAGGCGGCCACGCATTTCACGGCGCAGGACTGGGCCGGGCGCGAGCCGCTCTACCGATTCCACTCACGCAGCTACGACCTGCTGGTCACCGGCAACCACCGGATGCTCGTCACGTCCCTTCCGAAGGCCCTCGGCGGCAACGCGCACCGCAAGGGTGAGGCGTTCGTTCCGGCGCAGGACCTCGCCGGGCACTTCACCGGCAAGACCGCCATCCCGGCTACCTCCGTGTGGTCGGGCACCCCGATCACCTCGTTCCGGCTTCCGATGGTCAAGCGCGGCAAGTGCGTCACGATGTCCGGCGTCCGGGAGGCCCGGAAGGCTCGCGGCTGGAGCCAGGCCGTCACGGAGGCCGCCGCTGGACTGTCACACCAGACGTACTGGTCTGCTGAGAACGGCCGCCAGGTCGAACTCGGCACGGCCGAGGCGATCTTCTACGTGCTCGGAAATGCCGTCACCTGGGAGGTCACGGGCAGTCTTGCGAAAATCGACGCCATTGACGGTGACGACTTCGCCGCGTTCATGGGCATGTGGCTGTCCGAGGGCAGCCTCAGCGGTGACAGCACCTACGTCTACATCTCGCAGCAGCGCGAGTCCAAGGGGTACCGGGAGTTCCGGGACCTGCTGATCCGCGTCCTGGGCTCGGAGCCGTCATACGACGGCAATTCCTGGCGCTTCAAGTCGGCCGCCCTCGCGCAGTACCTGCGCCAGTTCGGGCACGCCGTCGACAAGTTCATCCCCTCTGAACTCCTCGACGCCTCCACGGAGCAGCTCGCCGTCTTCTGGCGGTTCTACATGCTCGGAGACGGCTCGTACGACGGCAAGCGCGAGCGGATCCTGACAGCCTCCAAGCGGATGGCCGGCGGACTGCAGGAGGTGGCGCAGAAGATCGGCCGCCAGGCGTCCGTACTGGAGCGGCAGCCGAACCCGGACGGCTGCACCCTGGCCGACGGGCGGGTGATCCGCAGCGAGCGGACCCAGTACGTCGTCATGCTGCGGAGCAGCGGGAATCATCTCGTTCGCAACGTGGACCGGGTGGCCTACGACGGCACCGTGTACTGCGTCACCGTGCCGAACGAGACCCTGTACGTGCGCCGCAACGGGCGTCCCGCCTGGTGCGGAAACACCGTCGCACCGTTGCTCGATTACTGGGGCAACTCGCCGCAGTCCCCGGCTGAGGCGTACGTGCAGTACATCAACGGGCTGCCGTGGAACTGGCTGACGCGTGACGATCTGATCTACGAGCCGTTCCGCAAGCGCCCGAACTCGCCGTACGGGTTGGCTCCGCTGGAGACGATCCTCCTCAACGCCAACACGGACCTCAGGTTCCAGCAGTACTTCCTGCAGAAGTTCACTGACGGCAACGTGCCCCGGGCTTTCGCCAGCGCCCCGGAGTCGTGGTCGCCGCAGCAGATCGAAATGTTCCAGGAGTTGTGGGACGCCACGTTGATGGGCGACCAGACGGCCCTGTCGCAGGTCAAGTGGATGCCCGGCGGCTCCAAGCTGGAATGGTCGAACGACAAGGAATTCCAGGACCATTTCTCCCTGTTCCTGATGCGGAAGACCGCCTCCGCTTATCATGTGGTGCCCGCTGACCTGGGCTTCACCGAGACCGTGAACCGGTCCTCCGGCGAATCACAGGCCGACGTGCAGCACCGCGTCGGCGACCTGCCGCTGCTGCGCCACGTCCAGGACATCCTGACCGCGTTCCTCCAGGACGACCTCGGCCTGCCGCTCGCGTTCGCGTTCGACCTGGGCGAAGAGCAGGCCGACCGGTTGCAGCAGGCGCAGGCGGACAAGCTCTACGTCGACATGGGTGCCATCGGGGCGTCCGACATCCGCGAGATGCGGTACGGCCTGCCGGAACCCGACGGACGGCCGGTGCCCCGGTACATCTACACCACGCACGCCGGTCCGATCCCCCTCGCGAGCCTGTACGCCCTGGCCGGGGACCTCGACCAGACGTCCGGTGCGCCGGAGCCGGGCACGCAGCTGCCGCACACCGTGTTCGGCGGCGCGGAAGGCGTGCAGCCGTCCCCGCCGATCAAGAACACCTCGCTCGCGGAGCAGGAGTTCGGGCCGTCCGCGATGCCCACGGCCCCGCCGCCGCAGCCCGTCGCCGACGCCCGCATCGCCAAGGACGGGGAAAGCGCACCGACCGCAGGGATCACCACCGCGACGGGCATCACCGGTTACGACCTGATCGGGCAGCACGACGATGAGGACGACGAGGAGGTCGCGACCTCTGACCCGTTCGTCGAGAAGCAGGAGTTGCAGGCGTTCCGAACCTTCCGTAAGTCGCGGGTTCGGGCAGGGAAGTGGCGCGACTTCACGTTTCGCACCCTGCGGGCCGACGGGGCGCGCGAACTGAACCGTGCTGGGCGGGTGGCCGTGGCGAAGGCCACGGGCAACGTCGCCGTCGCCGGCCTCGCCGTGCAGGCGGCCGACACCGGCCGCGTCCTGATGCTGCAACGCGCCCTCGACCCCGAAGACCCCGCCGGGGGATTCTGGGAGGTACCCGGAGGGCACCTCGAAGACGGGGAGTCGCCGCTCCAGGGGGCCTGGCGGGAGTGGAGCGAGGAAGTCCATACCATCCCCCCGCCTGGTCAACAGACCGGCGAGTGGGTCAGCTCGAACGGCATCTACCAGGGCATCGTGTGGCAGGTTCCGTCCGAGTCCTTCGTGTCGCTCGACGACCGCGACCAGATCACGAACCCGGACGACCCGGATTCCGATGCCGTGGAAGCCATCGCCTGGTGGGACCCCGTCCTGCTCGCTGGCAACCCGGCTGTGCGCCCCGAGCTTCTCGCTGACCTTGACTCGGTCATGGCCGCACTCGACGGCGTGGCCGAGTTGGAGAAGGCGGCGACCGACCCAAAAGGTGACGCCTCCGACATGGAGGCGTCCACCGACTGGCCCGGCTGGGAGCTGGACGAGTCCACCGCCGACCACTGGGCGGGTCAGATCCACGACGCCCTCACCGGCGTGCTGCCCGAGGACCAGGCCGGGGACCTGGCCGGGGACTACCTCGCCGACAACCCGACCCCTGCCGACGGCGAGGAACCGGACACGGAGGCGCTGACTGCCGCCGCGGTCGCATGGCTGGCTTTGCGCGGCCTGGACTTCGCCACCCCGCTGGCGGGGCTGCTGCCCGGGCTGTACGCGGACGGCTACCTGATCGGCCTCACCGCCGCGCATGCCGTCGTCGACGGGGGCCGTCCGGACCTGGGCGGCTGGACGCCGGGCGACACCGCTGCCGCCCGGCGTCTGGTCGACGGGCTCGGCGGGACCCAGGGGCTGACTGAACTGTCAGCCGAGGCCACGTCAGTGGCGGCTGAGATGGCCGCTACCCGCCGCCGGGACCTGGCACGGGCCCTGGTGAAGGGCCTGCTCGCCGGGGTCACGGTGGCGGCGCTCGGCAATGCCCTTGCGCGGCTGCTCGGGCGTCGGGACACGGCGGCGACGATCGCGCTGACGGAGGTCACCCGCGCGTCCGGGATCGCCGCACTGCTGGGCTACCGGCAGCGCGATGTCACGCAGGTGCGGTGGCTGACCGACCCGTCCGGGAAAGTCTGTCCCCGCTGCCTCGCCAACGCCGGGGCTGGAGCCGTCCCCCTGGGGGCGGCGTTCCCCAGCGGGGCCACCTCGGTCCCCCAGCACCCGAGGTGTCGGTGCTCAGTCGTCAACGTGTAAGGAATGGACTGCCCGGAAAGGGTGTGATTCGCCATGCCCGAAGAGCAGCGTTTCGTTTTGGGAATTGCCTACCAGGCGGGTCCAGATCCGCGCATTAAACGCGGCATCGACGGCGGCCGGGACTGGTTCAGCAAAGCCGAACTCGAACGTGCGGCTTGGAGCTACATGCGCTCTGGCTGCCCGCAGATGAACGCGTTCCACACCGACGGGACCGAGGACTGCGCTGAGCCCGTGGAGTCATTCATCTGGCGTTGGGGCGACTGGGATGTCGGCGACGGGATCGTCGTCAAGGACGGCGACTGGTGTCTCGGCGCCATTCTCAGCCCGCGCATGTGGGAGCTCCACAAGGCCGGGAAGGTGAATGCCTTCTCCCCGCAGGGCACTGCCCGTCGACGCCAGGTTCAGAAGGAGGGCGCTATGACGGTCGCGAAGGGGGCGGTCGACTCGGTTGACGACGGCGAGTTCACCGAACTGGTAGACGCGACCATCCCCACGATGGCGCTTGTCGGCCAGGGCGCTAACGGCATCCCCCGATTCCTGATCAGCAAGCAAGAGGACGGCAGTGCTGGTCTGTTCGACCCTGCGGTTGTCCGCGACCTGCTCGCCAAGTCCGAACCCGAACCCGCCCCGGAGGACACGGTGACGATGACCGGGAGCCCCGCCGCGATCGCGCGGCTCATCCACGGCGCACCCGTACGGCAGGTCGCCAAGGCGAAGTACGACGCCGCCGACCTCAAACGCATGGCCGCCAACCACGAGGCAATGCCGGACGAGTCGTACCCCGTCGCCGACAAGGCCGACCTCACCAGCGCCATCCGCGCCGTCGGCAGGGGCGGAGCCGACCACGACGCCATCCGACGGCACGTGATCGCCCGAGCGGAGGCCCTCGGCGCTACGTCCGAGATCCCGGACAACTGGAACGCCGACGGCTCGCTGAAGGGCGACGTGGCGAAGGAGATGGACATGGACGACGACCTGGACCCGACGACGCTCCTCGCCGACACCGACGGCGACGCGCCCGGCATGGACACCGACCCCGGCTCCCCCGCCTGGGAGGAGATCGACGCCGCCACCGCCCGCAAGTGGACCATGATCCTCGCCCGGGCGAAGGCCGCCATCGACCTGCTCGCCGACCGCGAGATGCTCGAAGCCGCCTCCGGCGACGAAGACGACGCCGACAACGCCTTCGACCTCCAAGACGCGTGCTGCGCCATCGACTACGCCATCAGCGTCCTGGCGCCGTTCGCCGTCGACGAGCAGGCCGAGGCCGACTGCTGCGACGACATGCAGACCGTCGGCAAGGCCCTGGCGGACTGGGACGCAGCCCCGCTGGACACCATCGAGGCCCTCGGCCACGTCCGCAAGGCCGGCCGGGTCCTGTCGGCGGGCAACGAGGCCGCGATCCGCGGGGCCGTCGACAGCCTGCAGAAGGTCCTCGCCAGCCTGCCCGCCGCACCCATCACCGAGGAGGGCGGCCAGACGGTCGCCAAGACCGCGAACCTGGAGCCCGACATGCCGAAGCCGACCCTGTCCGAGGACGCCACCGCCGAGTCCGGACAGGAGTCCGCCATGGGTACCGCCGAACCCGACCCCAAGCCCGTCGCCGGAGTGCCCGTCACCGCCATGGCGAAGGCCGACGGCGAGAAGACCCCGATGACGGTGGTCTACGACCAGAAGGGCCGGCTGATCGGCATCGTCGACCCGGCCGACGTCACCCCGGTCTCCAATAGCGAGGCCGACCCCGGCGAGGCCCCCGACGACACCGCCGCCCCCGAGGCGGCCCCCGACGCTTCCGACCTCACCCCCGCACCCGCGGGCGAGGTCGGCACCCCCGCCGACGCCGTCCCCACGGACGACGACACGGTAGCCAAGACCACCGGCAACAACGACACCACCTCGGAAGAGGTGCTCAAGAGCATCGTCGACACCCGAGTCGCAGCAAAGCTCGCCGAGTACAGGACCACACAGGAGCAGGCCGTCGCCAAGCAGGCCGACGAACGCGCTCAGCTGGTCGAGCTCATCGAGATGCTGAAGGGCCGGGTCGAGACGCTGGAGGAGCAGCCCGCCGAACCGCGTGTCTTCACCAACGGGCAGACCCCGCCGCGCGACCTGCGCGGCATGGACCGGGGCGCCCGTTCCATCGACGTCCTCAAGGCCGCGGAGCTCAAGAAGAGCCTCATGGCCTCGACCAACGCCGTCGAGCAGCGAGACATCGTGGCGCGCATGAACGGAGAGGCGCGCTTCGCGTTCGACCAGCTCCAATCACGCGGCTAACCCCAGCGCCTTCCCCCTCAAAGCCCCTGCCGGCCACGCCGACAGGGGCTTTCGCATACCCCGAAGCAGGTGGACATGAACTCCCAGCAGGAAATGACGGAGGCAACCCTGGCGGCGATCGCCAAGGCCGCCACCAGCGGTATCACCACACAGACCGGCCTCTACTCGTACGACCTCGGACCGCTGGTCCAGCTCGTCCCCGTGGTCACGCCGGCCCGTGACGCCATCCCCCGCGTGGTGGCCACGGACGGTAACCCGTACGCCGTGTGGCGTGCGATCCTCAACAACACCAATGCGCAGCCCAGCCCCTTCATGGGCCTGGACTTCGCGGCGAACGTCAGCAAGGTCAGCGAGCAGGACTTCCAGGCGAAGTACATGCGGTCCGGCATGGGCGGCACCGTCACCCTGGACGCGCAGGACTTCTCCAAGGGCTACTCCGACGCCAATGCCGTCGCCACTTTCCAGACCCTCAACCAGGTCCTGATCGGCGATGACCGCGCACTGGTCGGCGCGCAGTCGTTCCCGCTGGCGCGCCCTGCCGCACCGACCCTGGTGCAGCACGCCACCGGCGGCACGATCGGCGCGGCAACGGTTTACGTTGGGGTGGCCGCCCGTACGGGCACTGGCTACTACTACGGCACCGGGAACAGTCAGGGCAACAGCGGGAGCACGGTCGTCGCGTCCGGTACGACGAACTCCGTGTCGGCGACCGTGGCGGCGGTTCGCGGTGCGGTGTGCTGGGACTGGTTCCAGTCCGCGAACGGCACGACCTGGTTCTACTACACGACCACGACCGTCAACGCGGTCACCATGACCTCGGTCATCGGGTCGAACAACGCGCTGCCGTCGGGTACGGCCGTGCCGGACCTTTCCGTTAACTGGAAGGGGGCGTCGGGAACCGTCCCGACGTTCCTGGCCAGCGGTGACAACGGCTCCGGCGACCCCACCCAGTACGACGGGCTCCTCGCGTCGCTGAGCGGCGACTACAACGCCACCGGCCAGTGGGTCCAGCCTGGGACCGGCACCGTCAATCCGTCCACGTTCTCCTCGCTCGACGGCTCCGGGCTCACCCTGTCCGGCGGCAGCGTCAACGAGTTCAACGAGTTCCTGTTCCTGCCGCTGTGGAACGCCGTGAAGTGCAGCCCCACCGCGATCATGATGAACGCGGCGCAGGCGCAGGAGACGGCGAACCTCGTCCTGGGCGGGAGCGCGGCGACGACGTTCCTCCAGACTGACGCCTCGGGCCGTCTGTCGACCACCGCGGGTGGCCGTGTCGGGAGCGTCATCAACGCCCCCGCGGGCGGCATCGACGTGCCGATCGAGGTCCACCCGTCCGTGCCGCCGGGCATGATCATCGCCCGGACCGACCGGGTGCCGTTCCCCCAGGCGAACATCAGCTCCGTGCTGGAGTACCGGGCACTGCGCGACACCTACCGGTACGACTACGCCAGTTCCCGGCAGACGGGCGTCGCGGGCGGAGGTCCGAGGGTCGATTTTGAGATCGAAAGTCTCGGCGCGTTCGTCAATCGAGCCCCTGTGAGCATGGCTGTGCTCTCTAATGTCGGCTGACCTGGTCGAATCTGACGATTCGCTAGATGCGGACCATTGACCGCATGTATCTTTATTTGAGTGGGGCGACGTCCTCCCCACTCAATTAAGGGGCCGCATGACCGTCCGCGCTGACATTGACTGCTCAATCCCGGAGTGCGGCAAGCATGCGTTCGGACGTGGGTGGTGCGGAATGCACTACGCCCGCTGGCGGAAGCACGGCGACCCGTTGCACGAGACGCGTCGTTACGCGAAGCAGTCCAGTACGTGTTCCGTCGATGGGTGCGAGCGGAAGCCCAAGCACGACAACCTCTGCTATATGCACTTCCGTCGCCTCGCCAACCATGGCGAGGCCACCGATCCGCGCGAGCGGAAGTTCTGGGCCCAGGTCGACAAGGACGGACCACTCCCCGACGAGCGGCCCGAGTTGGGGTCGTGCTGGGTTTGGACCGGCTGCAAGTTCGAAGCGACGGGCTACGGGGTTTTCGGCGGCAAAGGATCAACACGGCTCGTTCACCGCATCGCCTACCAGTACCTCGTTGGGCCGATCCCCGCAGGGCTATCTCTCGACCATCTGTGCCGTCGGCGCATCTGCTGTCGGCCAGATCACTGCGAACCGGTAACGCAGCGAGAGAACATCCGGCGCGGTGACCAGGGCGCGTTCTGGGGATACGTACCGGAGCTGATCCCGCAGAAGCCGAAGGTCGAGAAGCCGGCGGCCTGCACGGAGTCCGGCTGCGAGCGCCCGGTGTACAAGCGGACGATCTGCCGCCCGCACTACCGCAAGTGGCTTGCTGATCCCACAGTTGAACGGCCGTCGCAGCGAACCCCTGAGCAGCGCTTCTGGGGGAAGGTCGAGAAGACGGACGGTTGCTGGCTTTGGACCGGAGCCATCAATCGAGGCACGGGCTACGGGCATTTCGGCCTGCGTCACGGCGTCATGGTTCAGGCACACCGCCATTCATACGAACTCGAAAACGGCCTGATCCCTGAGGGCCTGGACGTGCATCACACGTGTCATGTGCGGCACTGTGTGCGGCCCGATCACCTTCGCGCCCTGTCTCGATCCGAGAACCTCGCGCTCCGCAAGGTGCGCCGCTGATCACCCATCTCACTCCAAAAGGCCGAGAGCTTCCCGCTCTCGGCCTTTTGGTTTCCCATCCTCACCTCTCTGTCAGGAGTGCATCCATGCGCCTCTATTCGCTTACGGGCGCGGTTGCGCTCGACGACCCCGAGTTCGGCCATCTCGAAGCCGACGAGCAGGGCGGCTTCGCGATGCCCGGGCCGCTCTCCGACCGGCTTCACCGCTTCCACGTGAACGGCGCCCCGCTTTGGGAGTCGGACGCCGAGCGGCACCTGCGCGGGGTCGCGGAGGATCGGGCCCACGCCCAGGACCCCGCCGTGATGCTCGGCCTCATGCAGCGCCTCGTGCAACTCGCCGAAGTCGAACGGCCGCCGGCTTCCCCGGACGCGCCGCCCGCGGAGCAACCCGGGGTCGAAGCCCCCCCGGTGGCCTCGTCGACCCGTAAGCGCCCCGCGGGCAAGCCTTCCTGACCGAACCTCATGCGGATCGGCCACGTGCTGCGCCTGGAACCCGATGGGGGTGATCGGCTGTGCCGCTGGGTACTCCGTACGTCGTCCCTTCGATGCTCCAGGCGATGCCGCTGGGTGTGGCGTGGGGCATCATCCCGTTCCCGAAGGCCACGAGCGGTGAGCAGCTGGCGGCGCAGACCGATATCTGCTGGCGGGCCACGTCGATCGTGGACACGTACTGCCACCAGGTGCTGCGGGCGACGGTCGACAGCGATCAGCTGTCGGGTCCGGGCGGCCGGGTCGGCATTGATCCGGATACGGGCAACGGGGTCCTGATCATGCGCCGGTGGCCGGTCATGTCGGTCCTGGCGGTGCAGACGGCCCGCAACGCGGTGTGGCCGTGGACGTGGTCGACGGTTCCGGCGGGCATGTACGCCCCGGAGCATCCGCTGATCAACTCGTTCACGGACGCGGCGTCGGCGACGGCCCCCGACGGCGGTTGGAAGATCCTGCTCGCGCCGGGCTTCGTGACGCGCCGGTGCGGGCGGAACTCGACGCGCCTGTGGGTGTCGTACACCAACGGGTGGCCGCACACCTCCTTGACTCAGCCCGCGACAGCGGGTGCGTCGGTCCTGTACGTGGACGACGTGACCGGGTTCACCGGCGCGGCCGGGTTCGCCTACGACGGGGCCGGGACGGAGCAGGTGTCGGTGCTGTCGGTGGCTGCGACGACGCCGCTGGCCCTGCCGAACGGGGCCGGTACGGCGCAGACGGGTCCGGGCACGGTGACGCTCGCCTCCCCGCTGGCGTCCGCGCACGCCGCCGGGGTGGTGGTGTCGTCGCTGCCGGCGAACGTGATCTGGGCGTCCGCTTTGGCGGCTTCCTCGCAGGCGCTGGAGGCGGGCATCACGTCCGTCAGCATCCAGAACCTGTCGGGTGCGATGGGCGAGGGCGGCAAGGGCGTCACGGATGTCATCACCGAGTACGAAGTCCTGCTGGAGAGCTTTCGCAGGGTCGCGTAAGGAGGCACGGATGGCGCGTCGTCGCAGCAGCCGGCGGGTGGACCACGACAAGAAGCGCAAGGCGAAGTCCCGCACGAAAGCCGTGAAGGACGCCCACGTCGGGGCGAAGGTCCACAACCGGACGGTCAACGCACCCAAGGGCGGCTGGTAGTCGCCTCCGACCCGATCGGGGGTGACCGGTGCCGCTCAATTCCATCCAATACACCGTGCGCGGAATCCTCGACGGACTGGCCATCCCCGGCGGCGGCGCGCCCCTGGAGGCGTACATCACCCCGCCGACCGTCGAGGACCTGAACGGCCCGAAGGCGTACATCTGGGGCTCACGGTGCAAGATCGCGCGGCAGACGATGCCGCGCGGCCAGGGCTTCAAGAAGTTGGACTGGGACGTCGACATCTGGCTGTCGTACGAGACGACACCGGACTCGGCGACCGTGGACCAGGAGTTCCCGCTGATCGTCGACGCGGTGATGCAGGCCCTGTGGACGACGCCGCTGATGAACCGCTTCATGACCGACCCTACGACGGGCCTGAAATCGCAACTGCTGGGAATCGGCGAGGACTTCAGCTTCGAGTACCCGCCGGAACATACCCCGAACACGCTCCGGATGCTGTACTACATGGCCCGTCTGAGCGTCAACGTCCTTGAGGCGGTGCAGTTTTGAGCATCAGCATCCGAATCAGCGGGGGCCGTGGTTCGCGGGGCTTCCGGTTCGAGGCGGCAGCCGCCCAGTGGGCGGCGGAGACGGGTCCGATGGTGCGCGGCCGGCTGAAGGAGACGGCGCCGGTCGGCAAGGGTCCGAGGGCGGGGCGGTTGCGGGACTCGATCCGCTACGAACCGCACCTCGCGGCGGCCAGCGGGCAGTTGGTGTTCACGTCGACCGCCCCGTACGCCGGGTTCGTCGTGCGCGGCACCAAGGCGCACGACATCCCCTTCAAGAAGCCGCAGCCCCTGCTGTTCAAGGTCGGCTGGCGCACCGTGCGCGTGGTGCACCACCCCGGCACGAAACCGAACCCGTTCCCCGAGCGTGCGATCCGGCCGCTGCTGCCGCTGATCCAAGCCCGCCTGCGGGAGATCACCCGATCGAACATGAGGGGCTGAACTGTGCTACTGCGCTACACCGGACCGGGTCCGGTCACGTTCACCGACCCCAGGGTCGGCGAGGTCCACCCCGGCGACGTGTTCGAGGTCCCCGACGACGAGGCTGACGCCTTCACCAGCCGGGCCGACGTGGGGCCGAACACCGCCCCGCCCCGCCCCCGGACCCGCCGGACCGCCCCGCCGGACCCGGCACCCTCCCCTGTCGCCGACATCCCCGCACTGACTACCGAGGAGCCGCCCCGTGGCGCAGCCAACGATCACTGAAGCCCTCGGCTCCCTCAGCACGACCGGGCTGGCCACGGAGGCAAAGGGCGCGTTCGGCGTGCCCGTGGCCCCGACGACGTTCCTCCCGATGACGGACAACACCATGGAGGAGGACCCCGGCTGGTTCTCCCCGATCCTGATGATGGGCACCCGCGACAAGCAGGTCTACAACCTCCAGGGCGAGGAGAAGAACGCCGGGGCGATCACCGGGCCGATCTTCCCGACCAACGCGATGGCGCTGCTGGTGGCGTCGATCGGCGTCGACGCCGCACCCGGGTCGGGTGTCACCGGCACGACCGGCACCGGCGCCACGACCCTGGCCGTGCCGATCACCGCCGGGACGAACACCTTCACACTGACCGCCGCGACCGGGTTCGCGGTCGGGCAGGTCATCCAGGCCGACGTGAACGGGTCCGGTCCCGTCACCACATCCGAGTGCCGCAAGATCGCCACACTGGCCGGGGCGTCCGGGACTGTCGACTCGAACTGGTCGTACGGGCACCTCGTCACCGCCCCCGTGAAGGGCGTCATCGCCCCGTACCTGCACACGATCTCGCAGGCCAACTCGCTGCCGTCGCTGACGGTCGAGAAGAACATGGGCGGCGTCCAGAGCTTGCAGTTCGCCGGGTGCCGGGTCAACAAACTCGACATCAAAGCCCCGGTCGGGAACACCCCGGTCGAGATGACGGCCGACATGATGGCGCAGTCCGTGACCACGATGGCCACGCCGACGCCGCCGTCGATCACGAACGAGATGCCGTTCGTGTTCGCCGAAGCCTCCCTGTCGATCTACGGCGGCCCCAGGGCCGACGCGTCGAATGTGTCCATCTCGATCGAGAACGGCATCAAGGAGACCTACACCTATAGCGGGAACCACAGCCCGTCGTTTTTGACCCCGGTGACGCTGAAGGTCGGCGGGGCGATCGACGTGGTGTGGTCGTCGCTGACGGACGCCACCTACGGCGACTGGAACAGGGTCCACCAGCAGGTACTGGGGGCGTTCACGTTCGCGCTGACGCACCCCGCGTCCGCCGGGACGATCACCGTGAACCTGCCGCAGATCGCGCTGTCGAAGTTCGGGGCGACGATCAAGGACGAGGACGTGATCATGTCCGCGCTCAGTTACGAGGCGTCCAAGCCGCTGTCCGGTGCCACCCCGTACACCATCCAGGCGACGGTCAGCAACAACGTCTGGACTGCCTACTAGTCCCACCCCCCAAGCCCCGGAGCCGCACCGGTCCGGGGCTTTCGCATGCCAACCCTCAGCCATGAAAGCAGGCCCCCGCGATGGCAGGATTCCTGTCCGCCTACTCCGGCACCACCCGCGTCGAGGTCGGCGACCCCGACAGCGGCTACTGGGTCGACCTGAAAGACCACCTCTCCCAAGGCGCCAAGGAGAAGGGCGAGCGGGCTTTGCAGCGCTACCAGTTCGCCGACGGGAAGACGGCGCTGAACCCCGACGTCGTCGAGTCCCGTCAGCAGTGGGTCCTCGCGTCCATCGACGGCTGGAACCTCGACGACGCGAACGGGCAGGTGTGGCCCATCAGCATGACCAGTGTGAAGCGCCTGCCGGGCGAGGTCTTCGAGCAGCTGTGGGAGGTGGTCGACGGGTCCAACACGCCACGCAGCACCGAGGAGCGGCGCCAGTTTCCTGCTGGAGGCGTCGGGGGCGATCCGGATGCGGACCCCGGGCCCGCCGTCCCTGTCGACGTTCCTGCTGAGGCAGCAGTTCTGGCAGCGCCTGGGGATGACCAGGTCTGACATCGAGGCCATGCCCGCACGCGAGCTCGAAGAGTACCTGGTGATCATCCAGTTGATCGTGCGCCAGGAGAACGAGCAGAACCGGAGGGCGGGCCATGCCTCTTGACAGTGCGTTCTCGATCCTGGCGGTCATCGAGGTCGTCGACAAGGCGACCCGTGGCATGGAGCGCATCGACGCGTCGTTCGACAGGTTCGCGTCGACGGCCGCCCGGGCGGCGGAGATGTCGCGGGTCGCGGGCGAGGAGATCGACGCGTCACTCCTGGCGACGGCGTCCGGCGCGGACGCGGTGGACCTGGCCGACGCCCGCCTCAGCGGCGCGCAGGCGAAAGTCGCCGCGACCGCGAAAGCGCAGGCCGACGCGGAACGCGCCGTCATCGAGGCGCAGGCGCAGGCCGCCGCCGCCGAGGACGGCGACACCGCCGCGGCGGCGAAGCTCACCGCCGCTTTCGACGCCCTCACCACCGCGCAGAAGCGTTCCGCGCTCGCGGCGAAGGAGCAGGCCGCCGCCGCCGACCACGCGACCGCCGTCGGCCGGGCGCAGGTCCTGTCCACGACCGAGGGGCGTGCCGCCGCCGACGAGGCCGCCGCGTCGCAGACCCGCCTCGCCGACCGGCAGGCCAAGGCCGCGGCCGGCGGCGACATGCTGTCCAAGGGCATGAAGTTCGCCGCGCTGGGCATCGCCGCCGTCGGGTACGAGTCCGTGAAGGCGGCGGGGAATTTCGAGTCGATGACTGAGCACCTGGTCACCGACGCCGGGGAGTCGCAGCAGAACATCGGGATGATCCGCACCGGGATGCTGTCCCTGGCGACGACGACGGGCACCACGACGGACCAGATGGCCGCCGGGATGTACCACATCGAGTCGGCCGGGTTCCACGGCAAGGCCGCGCTGGACGTCCTGAAGACGGCGGCGGAGGGCGCGAAGGTCGGCGGCGCGGACCTCGACACCATCGGGCAGGCCCTGACCGGCACCATGAACGCTTTCGGGGCGGCCGGCGGCACCTCGACGCAGATGATGAACGCGATGATCGCCACGGTGGGCGCGGGCGACATGAAGATGCAGGACCTCGGGTCCAGCCTCGGCAACGTCGCCGCGGTCGCCGCTTCGGCGAAACTGTCCTACGGGCAGCTCGGCGGCGCGATCGCGACGATGACGGCGCAGAACGTCACCGCGCAGCGCGCCACCCAGGACCTGGCGCACACCATCGGCTCGCTGGGAAACCCCACCGCGGTGCAGGCCAAAGAGATGACCGCGATGGGCATCGACTCGTTCAGCCTGGCGAAGAACCTGGGGAAGAACGGTCTGACGGGGACGTTCGACATCCTGGTGCAGGCGATCGCCGCGCACACCAAGGGCGGCGCGGTCATGGTGAACACCCTGAACGCGTCGAAGCAGGCCGCCGCGCAGGCTGACCAGGTGCTGGGGCAGATGCCGTCGACGATGCGGAAGGTCGCGCAGTCGTGGCAGGCGGGGACCACTACCACGGCGCAGTTCGGCAAGGCCATCAAGGCGCTGCCGCCGGACCAGCAGAAGATGTACACCGCGTTCGAGGGGTTGGTGAAGCAGTCCGGCGGTTTCGCGGAGTCGCTGAAGAAGAACACGCCGATGTCGCAGACGTTCAACGCGGCGCTGGCGAAGATGACCGGCGGCACCACGTCGCTGAACACGATCCTGATGCTGTCGGGGCAGCACGCGGGGGCGTTCAAGGACAACGTGAAGACCGTGAGCGACGCGGCGCACAAGTCGGGCACGGAGGTCGACAACTGGGACAAGATCCAGGGCACGTTCAACCAGAAGATGGACCGCGCGAAGGCGTCGGTGGAGGCGGCTGGGATCTCGATCGGGACGGTCCTGCTGCCTGTGGTGTCGAAGGTCGCGGGTGCGGTCGCGGACGTGGTGGGGCCGATGGCGACGTGGATCGGCCACAACCAGAAGATCGTGGGGCTGCTGGCGGCGATCGTCGGTCCGGCTCTCGCGGTGGTCGGGATCATCAAGACGATCGGGATGGTCACGAAGCTGTGGGCCGCCGCGCAGGTGATACTCGACGCCGCGATGGAAGCCAATCCGATCGGGCTGATCGTCGCGTTGCTCGCGGCCCTGGTCGGCGGCCTGATCTACGCCTACACGCACTTCAAGACGTTCCGCGACATCGTCAACTCGGTGTTTTCGGCCGCGAAGACGGTCGTGATGGCCGTTGTCGGCGCGCTGATCGCGACGTGGCACGCCCTGGTGGCGGCCGCCGAATGGGTGTGGCACGCCCTGGCCGGGGCGTGGAACTCGGTGGTGGGGGCGGCATTGTCGGTGTGGCACGCCCTGGAGGGTGCGTGGAACGCGGTCATGTCGGTCACGTCGACGGTGTGGGGTGCGATCAGCGGGTTCTTCACGAAGTGGTGGCCGCTGCTGCTGGCGATCTTCCTGCCGTTCGTCGCGGTCGTGATGGCGATCTGGAACCACTTCCACACGCAGATCATCGGTACGGCCATGGCGGTGTGGAACGCGGTCATCGGGTTCTTCACCGGGGCCTGGCACCTGATCACCGGTGCGGCGCAGACGGCCTGGAACCTGTTCAAGCAGTACGTCCTGACTCCGATCCAGCAGGTCTGGACCGCGATGCAGCCCGTCATCCACACGATCGAGCACTTCCTGTCCGGGGTGTGGAGCGGCATCCTCGCCGGGGTCGCCTGGGTGTGGAACGCGATCAAGGTCGCGATCATCAACCCGATCACCTCGGCGTGGAACCAGATCGTGTCGATCGGCGGGAAGATCTCCGACGCCGTCAGCGGAGCCTTCCACGGTGCGCTGAACGCCGTCGCGGGCGTCGGCTCCTGGTTCATGAAGATCGGCGACGACATCATCAACGGGATCATCAGCGGGATCAGCGGCGCGGCGGGCGGCCTGTTCGACAAGCTGAAGAACGTCGCCAACGACGCCCTGAACGCCGCGAAGAGCTTCCTGGGAATCGGGTCGCCGAGCAAGGAGTTCGCGGACCAGGTCGGGCAGTGGATTCCGCACGGCATCGCGGCCGGTGTCGAGAAGTACGCGGGCGTGGCGCACAAGGCCGTGCGGAACCTGTCGGCGGGCCTGCTCGGGTCGGGGGCGCTAAGCATGACGGCCGGCCTGTCCCTCAGTGGAACGGCCGGCAGCGGTCTGGCGTACTCCGGTGGCGGCGGCGCGGGCGGCGGGACGGTGGTCAACAACGTCTTCGACCTGCGCGGGTCCACGGTCACAGGTGACCGGGACATGAACCTGCTGGTCGAGAAGATCGGCCGCCAGCTCGCCACCAAGGGACTGCCTCACGGTGGCGTGAGGATTCACGCGTAGGTCGTCAGCGGCCGTGCGTGGCGTCCCGCCAGGCGTTGAACGCCACCGCCCATGCCGCTGTCCGGGCGGACGCCTCCTTGCGCACGGGCAGGCGGCGGGTCTCGCCGGACGGGGTGGAGATCACCACGGTCATCGCCCTCCCTGGGATGCCCACGGTCTGCAGCGTCGCGTCGGCCAGGGGTGCGCGCCACTTCTGCCACAGGGTGCCGATGACGAGCTCGCCGTCTTTGTACTTCACGCCCGATCCGATCGGGGGGCGGGGCGGTCGGGAGGCTGCGGGGGGTGTCGTCATGGGCGAAGTCTGGCCCGCCGCACCGCAGTCGGGACCGCCCCCACCGGTGTTGTGACCGGTTCGTTACCCCCTGTTCGCCCTGTTCGACACGTCGGCGACAAGGGGGTGCGGGATGGTCGCGAGCCCGAACCTCACCCTCACCGTTACTCCCCCGGGCAGCGCGGCCGTCGACTACACGACCCGCCTCGCCTGGTCGGGCGCGGCGCAGCAACTGTCGATCAGCCAGTCGTTCGGACGTCAGGGCGACACGGCGCTGATCCCCCTGGTCGACGAGTACCTGACCGTCCCGAACTTCACGATCCCCGTGTTCTCCCAAGTCAGACTGGCCGACAACACCGCCGGAACGGTGCTGTTCGCCGGGGTGTGCGTCAACCCGTCACTGATGCCCGACGGCCCGACGCGCAACGAGTGGACGCTGCACTGCGTCGACTACGCGTTCTACGCCGACAACGCGATCGTGCACGGGATTTTCAACGGACTCACGGTCGACCAGATCCTCGTGGCCCTGACCAAGAAGGCCGACTGCGGCATCACCGCCGCGACGGTCCGCGACGGCGGATACGTCGCCCCCGGCCCGCAACTCGCCTCCGTCGTATTCAATTACGTGACCTTGTCGGACGCGTGGCGGCGTCTGGCGCAACTCGCCGGACAGGTCACCCCGTACGGCTGGTACGTGGACGAGAACCGGAACCTGCACTTCTACGACGCCACGACCGCACAGTCCTCCGGCGTCACGTTCACGACCAGCCCGACCAGCGCCGGAGGCGGGTCCCTCACCGAGGGGCACTTCGACAACGGCGGGACGTTCGGCTACGAGTGGGACGGGGCGTCGGTCCGCAACCGCATCCTGATCCAGGGCGCCACGCAGGCTATCAAGCACGGGAAAGCCCTGACCACCGCGCCCACGGACACGTGGCGGGGCAACGACTCGCAGACGGCGTGGCCGCTGCGGTACACCGTGACGGGGTCGCCGGAACTGTACGTCAACGGGGTGCAGGTCCCGGTCACGATCGTGCAGGCCGGGGCGGTCGGCACGGGGACATGGCAGGTCGTGCAGAACAGCGTCGGCTCGTACTACCTGGTCAACACGGTCGACGCCCCACCGGACGGGGCGGTCCTGCGGATCTGGTACGACTACCAGGTTCCGGTGGTGGCGCAGGCCGTCGACTACGCCTCGCAGAGCACCTACACGGGCCCGAACAGGGGCCTGTTCACGGAGTACATCAACGACACGTCGCTGACGACGACGCCGATGGCGTTCGCGAGGGCGATGCGCGAACGCACCGAGTACGCGTTCGCCGCGGAACGGATCACGTTCACGACGACGCCGGAATTCATGGGCTGGGTGCGTGCGGGGCAGACGTGCACGCTCGTGAACCACCTGGTGCCCGACGTCCGCACGTCGTACTCGTGGGGGCTGACCGGCACGTTCATCGTGATCGGGAACTCCGTCAGTTTCGGACCGGGCGGATACCGGCAGTGCGCGATCACAGCGGTACGAATCTGAGAGGAGGGCGTCGTGCCCGGTGTGTTCCGCCCGTATTCACTCGTCGACGTCCTCGGGGCGATGAACCAGCAGGGCCAGGCGCAGGGCGCATCCATGACCGACGGCCTCGGGGACTTCGTCGAGGCCGACGAGCAGGGCGTCCTCGCCGACTCCGCGACGGTCACGCACTCGGCCCCGCCAGGCTGGGACCAGACCACGTGGGGAGGATGCGCATGGGCCTGATCAAGCCTCAGCCCGGGGCGCTGGGCATCAACGGGCGCCTGTCGCTGACCGTGCTGCGCCCGGACGGCACGATCCGCGACCGGCGCGAGGGCGGAAACACCATGTGCACCGCCGGACTGTCCGTCATCATGGCGGCCCTGGTGTGGGCGGGCATCCAGGACCAGGCCCCCTCGCTGGGCGTCACCTCGCCTACGTACCTGACACCGCTGTGGGGTGCGGTCGGGTCGGGCACCACCACCCCGACAGCC